AGGAAGGCGTGGGTTGTCAGCTGGTGTCGGTTGAGTACGACCTTCAGTGTACCGTATGGGTTGATCAACACATCCACGGCGTTCGTCAGTGTCGTCGTACCATCATTGAAGTTTCTGGTACGTCCGGATGAACCGGTAAAGCCAGCGACGATTTCTGAGTCCGCTGGTTTAATCATGAACACAGACACGTCTGCACCAGCTGTATAGGCCGCCTGGTGGGCGTCCAGAAGCTTGGCTTCCGTAAGTGCGTCGGTAGCGTTAGCTCCAGCGTCAACAGTGTTACCCGCTGCAATCAGCTGAGTAGCTGAGTCCATTTCGCGAGCTGTTGAGCTGTCACCAGTCACTGCACTATTGTCCTGGCCGACATACGCGAACTCGATGTCGCGCTTCAGCTCCTTTAGAGCCTTGCCGAGTTGGTACGCAGTTTCCTTCGCACGTCCATATGTCCGCACAGCATCAGCTGTGGCACTTACCTGGAACGCTTTGGTTAGGATTTGTGTGTTCCCAGTTCGCATTGTGGTCGCAGTCAATGTCGCCATTGAAGGATCTGCACCTTCAACCGCTTTATTGTCGGCTGCACTTGCGAGTGAGTCTTCTTGGTATTCGTACACCCGAGCAGACACTTTCTGTGGCTTGATCATGGTGTACATGGGGGTATCGGTAGGCGTGATGTCCGTAATGACGTCAGATACGTCTTCGGCTAGGCCCACCTGGTCGTATGTGCCAAATGTAGGCATTATTTTTCGTCCTCTTCTTGACGTTAGTTGGGATTGTTATTGCTCCCAGCGCGACAGAAGAACGTCTGCTACATCGTCCACATCTCGTGATTGTCTGAGCATCTCGCGCTGCTTGGCAGTAGCGGTTGCTTTCTTGGCTGCTTCAGAAGGCGGCGATTTCTTTGATCGCAGGATCTTCTTTTTCTCTGCAGTTTTCTTTTTCACTGTGGCGACTTTTTTACCTTGGTCGTACAAGCGAGCCTTGTTGAGAATTTGAATTACAACAGGATCGACATATTGATTGACCTGGTCTTCGGGCAATCCCTCGGATATGGCGTATGACCTGATGTCGTTGTACATCTGGTTTGACCATTCGGGGATTTCATCTCTTAGAACCTTCACGCACTCTTTTGCGGCTTCTTGCATCGCTGCTTGCTGCTGAGTGTGTAGGTCGTTGAAATAGAGATCCGCTTCTTCCTCTAGGAACTGCAAATCTTGGAAGGCTTCCTGAGCTTCCTTGCGGAGCTGAGCAAAATCTTCCGTAGACATGCTTTTGGATGCCACGAGCATATCAACGTCTTGATACGGCTTAGCACGTTCCCGAGCTTGTTTAAGAAGCTTATCGAAGACAACTTGGCTTTTTGTAATAGCATCGTCAGCTTCTTTACGCTTGGTAGCGACTTCTTGAGACTTACGAGTGAGGCTAGCTTCCTGTCCTGCCAATCTTTTAAGGCTTTTGATCGATGCCCGACGCGTTTCACCATCGACGAGATATTCGACTTCAGCGTCATCATCGATAACTGCAACGTCATCTTCAGTTTCGTCCTCTGTCTCATTATCTTCATCTTCCGGCTCTTCGTCCTCTTCGGGGTCGTCTTCGACCTCTTCCAGTTCGTCAGTTGGTTCTTCCTCTTCGTCTTCGGAAATGAGCGTCTCTTGTTCCTCGGTTTCCGAAGCTGCCTCTTCGACTTCGTCTTCTGATGGCTGAGTTTCCTCAGCGTCTTCCCAACGTGCCAAGATGGCATCTTCCGCATCGTCCAAATTCAGGACACGCGGACCTTGGTTGTTATTTGAGGTGTTTGTTTGGACGTTATCCATGGTCCTTATTCATCCTCTTGATTGTTGTTATCTGTATCGGCTTTGGCGAGTATCTCGTCTCTTACAGCAACCCGCTGTTGTAGGGTCTGGACGATGTCAACTAATGCTCGATAGTGGTGATAGGCTTGTTCTCGCTTCTCGAGTTCGCCTTGAGCTGTATTGGTGAAAGCATTGAATGTGGCGTTCACCAGGTCATTTACAGTCTCATTGAAAATATCGCTGGCCAGCAGCGTTTCCGCTGCCGTGCCTTTAGCGATCAAATGATCTTGGTTTTCCAAGTGTCATCTCTCCTTGTTAATGGTTGTGTGATTATCCGGTCGGGCTTGCGATCCCTCGGACATCAGTGGTGTTCTTTTTGAGAACCTCCAGCTCGCCCTCATCAATACGCACTTTGTGCTGATGCTGAGCTTCTTTGAGGTCCATATTGTCGGATTGAAGTGCGTGTTGTGCCTCTGCCTTAATGCGATCGATCTCGATCTTCGCAGCAGCAACCTGGGCATCTGTCTGCGCTCGCATTTCTGCAACCGCTGTTTGACGCTCCTGCAGCTCCAATTGCTTTGCAGCCATCTGTGTGTGCATTTCTGCAGCAGGGTCAGGCTGTGGAGGTGGTAACTGTTCTGGTGGTGTAAGGTATTCCTCGACGTTGAGGATGCCTTGTTGTTCCAGGATAGTTTTGAGCATGGCATATCTATTGCCGATGCCGTAAAGGGGCTGGATGCCTGGGTCTTGCGAAAATAGGCTGTGTAGTGCCAGCATCTTCTGTGCTTCGCGGTCCTGCTCGCCATATCCGAGCTTTAGCTCCACCATGACGTCCCGCTTTTCTTTCCATTTGCGTGGGTCGATGCGGACGTATGAACCTGCAAGGTCCACGACCTTCTCCTGATTTTCGTTTTCGACAACCAGGCGATAGATTTCGTGGAACAACGGCTTCACAAATTGATTGGCGAAGTTTCGTGCTATTACCTTCTGCCGCTGCTGGGACATTGTCGCCAGCTGCTCGACCATTGCTGCGCTGTTTTGTTTGCTGATTGCGTCTTTGTTCAAGCCTTGGCTAAGACGGCTAACGCCAGTGTTATCTTCTAGATCCTGGTCCAGCTGCTGTATCGTTTGGAAAATGAACGGATTGAGCGGTGCCTGGGGCATCGGAGATATGGCGTCTGGTCTCGAGACATTGACTAGGCCACCGACCCTGTTGTCTATCAGTTCGCGTGGGTTTGTAAGCCCACCTTTGACCACCATGTATCTTGGGTTGTTGGTGATCATGGCGTGATCGAGGATAGAGCGAGTTAGAACAGTTTG